AGGCCGCAATTGCAGCGATGGAAAGGTTTGGCGCCGACCGGCTGGTGGCCGAAATCAACCAGGGCGGCGACATGGTGGCCGAGGTGATCCGGCAGGTGGACCCGCTGGTGCCCTTCAAGGGGGTTCATGCCACAAAAGGCAAGGCGGCCCGCGCCGAGCCTGTCGCCGCGCTTTACGAGCAAGGGCGGGTTCATCATGTGGGTGCGGGGCTGGAGGCGCTTGAGGATCAGATGTGTCTGATGACGGCGCGCGGATTTGACGGGCGTGGATCACCGGACCGCGTGGATGCGTTGGTGTGGGCCCTGCACGATCTGATTATCGAACCGGCGGCGCGGTGGCGACGGCCGCGTGTGCGCACGCTTTAGTGCTGTTGCGCACAGTGTCGTCCGGCGCACGGTGGCAGCGCCCGCAGGTGCAACGTGGTCTTTAGCGTTTGCGATGTATTCCTAAGCCAACCCGAAGAGGCAGCCGGATTCGGCAGGCCGGTGAGACAAAGGACATTTGACATATGGCATTCGATTTCTTCCGGCGCAGCCCTGCGCAGACTGTGCCAGAACAGAAGGCAAGCGCTGCGGGCGCAGTGGTTGCCCATTACAACAGCGGGCGCGTGGCATGGAGCCCGCGTGACACCGTATCGCTGACACGCAGCGGTTTTCTGGGCAATCCCGTCGGGTTCCGGGCGGTCCGGCTGATTGCGGAAGCCGCTGCCGCGTTGCCGATGATTTTGCAGGATGCCACCTGCCGCTATGACACACATCCGGTGTTGACCCTGATGCAAAGCCCCAACGCGGCACAAGGCCGCGCCGAACTGATGGAGGCGGTGTTCACGCAGGTTTTGCTGTCGGGCAATGGCTATGTCGAGGCGGTGACAGACGAAGCGGGTGTGCCGCGCGAGTTGCATGTGTTGCGGTCCGACCGGATGTCGGTTGTGCCGGGTCCGGATGGATGGCCCGTGGCCTATGAATACGCTGTTGGTGGGCGAAAGCACCGGTTTGACGCAGAGCGATCGCCTTCGCCGATCTGCCACATCAAAAGCTTTCATCCGCAAGACGATCATTACGGGTTTTCGCCCCTTCAGGCTGCGGCGATGGCGCTGGATGTGCACAATGCGGCCTCGCGCTGGTCCAAGGCCCTGTTGGACAATGCGGCGCGCCCGTCGGGGGCGATTGTCTATCGCGGCAGTGACGGACAAGATTCCATGAGCAGCGATCAGTATGAACGATTGTTGAGCGAGATGGAAAGCCAGCATCAAGGTGCGCGCAATGCAGGCCGCCCCATGTTGCTGGAGGGGGGGCTGGATTGGAAGCCGATGGGATTTTCACCGTCGGATATGGAATTCCAGAAAACCAAGGAAGCCGCAGCGCGCGAGATCGCCTTGGCGTTCGGGGTGCCGCCGATGCTGCTGGGCATTCAGGGGGATGCGACCTATGCCAATTACCAGGAGGCACATCGCGCGTTCTATCGCCTGACAGTCCTGCCGCTGGCGACACGCGTGGCGGCAACGCTGTCGGACTGGTTGGCGCAGTTTTCGGGCAGCACGGCAGAATTGCGCCCCGATCTGGATCAGGTGCCTGCGCTAAGCGCAGAACGGGACGCGCAATGGGCCAGAGTTGGGAGTTGCACCTTTCTGAGCGACGCGGAAAAGCGCGCGCTACTGGGGTTGCCTGCCATCGGCAGTGGTGACGCGGATGGGTGAGGAGCGCTGGGGCTTTGAAAGCTTTGATTGCGCGCCGGGTCTGCGGCTGGAGGCGCATGAACGGGTTGCGCAGCTGCATTACGACAACATCAACAAGCGGCTGGATCGATTTGAAGAGCTGCTGGAGCGGCTGGAACGGCGATTGTGGCTGGCGGTGTATGGCGTGGTGGCCGTTGTGCTGGCACAGGCGTTCAAATCAGTGCTGCTGGTGACATCATGACCGAAAGGACAGGCATGAACGAAGTTATGAAAGAGGGGTGCGAGATGGATCAGGACACCGGTTTGGAACGGAAATTCGCGCGCTTCGGGTCTGCGCTGAACGTGACGGACGGGCGTGTGATTGAAGGCTACGCAAGTCTGTTCGGTGCCTGCGATACGGGCCAGGACATTGTGCAATCCGGTGCCTACGCCGCATCCTTGAAGGCCGCAAATCAAGCGGGGCGGCGGATCAAGATGCTTTGGCAGCACGATCCGTCCACGCCGATCGGGGTTTGGGAAGAGGTTCGAGAGGATGAACGGGGCCTGTATGTCAAAGGGCGGTTGCTGGAAACCGTTCAGAAAGGGCGCGAGGCAAGTGCCCTGATCGAGGCGGGCGCGATTGACGGCCTGTCGATCGGGTACCGGACTGTACGGGCACACAAGACACAGGCTGGCAAACGGGTGTTGAGCGAACTGGACCTGTGGGAGGTATCGCTTGTTACGTTTCCCATGCTGCCCAGTGCCCGCGTCGCGGCCAAGGCAGATCAGGTTACGGCGGACATGTTGCGCGCGTTGGCCGAAACATTTGACAGCGCACGACAGGATTTGGCGCGGCGCTAGGGCTGCGATTGCAACACTAAACCAGACAGGATGAAAACCATGAGCAAGACCGAGATCAAGGCTCGGACCGGGGAAGATGTGTCTCCGGTTCGGGAAGTGAAGCAGGCAGTGGCGGGCTTTTTGAGCGACTTCAGAAGCTTCCAAACAGAAATTCACACGAAACTTCAACAAACAGAAGAGCGATTGACTATGCTGGATCGAAAGACACTGACTGCGGCGCGTCCCCCATTGGCCGGTGCAACGCCCGAATATGCACCGCATCAAAAAGCGTTTGATGCCTATGTGCGCACCGGTGACGATGACGGATTGCGCGGGCTGGAAATGGATGTGAAATCCATGTCGACGGCCGTCAATTCCGATGGCGGATATCTGGTGGACCCGCAAACAGCCGATACGATCAATTCGGTTTTGAAATCGACAGCTTCGATCCGGTCGATCGCATCGGTGGTGAATGTCGAGGCCACATCCTATGACGTTCTGGTCGATTATTCCGAGGTCGGCACCGGTTGGGCCACGGAAATGGCCGCGCTGACGGAAACGGCCACGCCGACCATTGATCGTATCACGATTCCGCTGCACGAGTTGAGCGCGTTGCCGCGCGCCTCCCAGCGCCTGCTGGATGACAGTGCGTTTGACATCGAAGGCTGGTTGGCCAAACGCATTGCTGCGCAGTTTTCGCGGGATGAAGCGGCGGCCTTTATCAGCGGCGACGGGGTCGACAAGCCAAAGGGTTTTCTGACCCATACGGCCGTTGACAACGATGTCTGGGTTTGGGGCAATCTGGGATATGTCCCCACGGGTGAAGACGGCGATTTCGGCAACGTGAACGCGGTGGTTGATCTTGTCTATGCGCTTGGCGCGCAATACCGCGGCAACGCGTCTTTTGTGATGAATTCGAAGACAGCCGGTCTGGTGCGCAAGCTGAAAGACAACGACGGGCGTTTCTTGTGGAGCGATGGTTTGGCGGCTGGAGAACCGGCGCGTTTGCTGGGGTATCCTGTGCTGATCGCCGAAGATATGCCGGATGTCGCAAGCGGGGCAACGGCGATTGCCTTTGGTGATTTTGCATCCGGCTACACCGTTGCGGAACGCCCCGATCTGCGCATCTTGCGTGATCCGTTCAGTTCCAAGCCGCATGTTTTGTTTTACGCAACCAAACGTGTGGGCGGCGATGTAAGCGATTTTGCCGCGATCAAGCTGCTGAAATTCGCGATCTCGTAAAGAGGCGCGGGTAGGGCCGGGAAACCGGCCCTGGCGGACGCGTGCCACAAGACCCCCAATTGTTGTCTAGCTGCTCCCCTCCGTCCGAGCAACAAGCGGGCGGCACGCGTCCGCCAATGGTGGAGGGGGTCCGGATTTTCGGAGAAATGTCATGATGTTAATCGAGGAAAACACAGTGCCGGATGCGGCTTTGCCACTGGCCGAGTTCCGGGCGCATTTGCGGCTGGGTACCGGCTTTGGCGAGGACAGTCTGCAAGAGCCTGTGTTGCGCGGCTTTTTGCGGGCCGCCATTGCCGCCGTCGAGGCGCGAACCGGAAAGGTTTTGATCACACGTGCCTTCACGTGGACGTTGGCATCGTGGCGCGACCCGTTCGCTCAGGCTTTGCCGGTTGCGCCGGTTCGGTCGCTGACACGGATTGCATGTGTGGACCGTTCCGGCATCGCAGAGGATGTAGACGCGGGCCAATACCGGCTGGAGCAGGATACACACCGCCCCCGATTGCGCCCGAACGGGACTGTGCTGCCGATGATACCGCGTGATGGGTCGGTCGTGATCTATTTTGATGCGGGATACGGGCCGGACTGGCAGGACATTCCGGCCGACCTGTCGCAGGCGGTGCTGTTGCTGGCGGCGCATTATTATGAATTCCGCCATGAGACGACGTTGGGCAACGGATGCATGCCCTTTGGGGTGACCAGCCTGATCGCACGTTACAAGAATATGCGGCTGACAGCGGGGCGCGCGACATGAATTCTGTACATCTGTCGCGCAAGCTGGCGCTGGAGGCTGCTGAGCGCAGCAGTGACGGGGCGGGCGGATATGTCGAACACTGGCAGGAACTGGGTGTGCTTTGGGCCGATATTGCCGCACGCACGGGGCGCGAACGCCGCGCCGGGACAGTGCCGGTTTCGCTGGTGGCATACAAAATTGTGGTGCGCGCCGCGCCTTATGGCGCGTCGATGCGGCCGCAACCCGGACAACGGTTTCGCGAAGGTGCCCGCCTGTTTCACATCCAGGCGGTCGCCGAGCGTGATCCGGAAGGGCGCTTTCTGACATGCTTTGCAGATGAAGAGGTGGCGTCTTGACCTATGCAATCTCTGCGGCGCTGCAAGCTGCCGTGTACCAGAAACTGTTTGCAGATCCAGCCTTGGCCAGTGTTGTGGGCAGCGGCATTTATGACGTGGTTCCATCAGGTCCGGTGCCCGATACCTATGTGACCTTGGGGCCGGAACAGGTGTTGGACCGATCTGACAAAAGCGGGTTTGGCGCACTGCACCGGTTCACGGTTTCCGTGGTCACCGATGCGGCAGGGTTTAGCCGCGCAAAAATCGTGGGCGCAGCGGTGTGTGATGCACTGAACGACGCGGATCTGGTGCTGTCGCGGGGGCGACTGGTCGCCTTGCGATTTGATCGCGCAACGGCACGACGGATCGGAACCGGCAGTACGCGCCAGATTGATCTGCGGTTTTCTGCCCGGGTCGAAGACAGCTGAACCGTCTTACATTTTTCCAAGAACAGGAGTGACACGTATGGGTGCGCAGAATGGCAAGGACCTTTTGGTCAAAGTGGACATGACGACGGATGGTCAGTTTCAGACCATTGCCGGGTTGAGGGCAACGCGGATCAGTTTCAATGCCGAGAGCGTTGATGTGACCAGCCTTGAAAGCCAAGGGGGCTGGCGCGAGTTGTTGTCAGGTGCCGGAGTGCGATCGGCCGCGATCAGCGGGTCGGGCGTGTTTCGCGATGCGGGCACGGATGAACGGGCGCGCCAGTTGTTCTTTGACGGGGAAACACCCGACTTTCAGGTCATTATACCAGATTTCGGCATAATCGAAGGGCCGTTTCAGGTGACGTCGATTGAATATGCCGGCAGCCACAATGGCGAAGCGACCTATGAAATGGCGCTGGCGAGTGCCGGTGCACTGACGTTTACGGCGCTGTGATCGGATGGCGAATCCGTGGGCGGGAGAGGTTGCGCTGGTCATGGACGGGCAGCGCCATGTTCTGAAACTTACGCTGGGCGCGTTGGCCGAACTGGAATCGGGTCTGGGCGAGGGATCGCTGGTGCAGATGGTGCAACGCTTTGAAAACGGGGCCTGTTCCAGCGCGGACGTTCTGGCGTTGATCGTGGCGGGATTGCGTGGCGGTGGCTGGGGCGGACAGGCGCGCGATCTGTTGTGCGCCGACATCGAAGGCGGCCCGATGGAAGCGGCGCGGGTGGCGGCCCAATTGCTGGCACGTACCTTTATCGCGCCAGAGCATTCGTGATGCAGACCGAAAGCGGACCGTTCAACTGGCCTGCGCTGATGCGTGCAGGGCTGGTGCGGTTGGGTTTGCAGCCTGATGTGTTCTGGCGGCTGACGCCAGCCGAATTGCAGATGATGCTGAACCCGATGCCGGGAGAGGCGCCACTGACGCGCAACAGGCTGGACGCGTTATTGAAGGCGTTTCCGGATCAGACAGAAGGAACAAAAGGTGAGTGATATTGAACACATTACAAGTCTGGAAGATTCGGCAGACGGTCTTGGTGACAGCCTAGCATCGGCAGCAACGCTGATGTCGGGCTTTGACGGGGAATTGCGCCGGATGCGCGACTCCCTTGCTGCAACCGGCAAAGACGTTGCGACGCTGGAGCGCGGATTGAGCAAGGGATTGCGGCGCGCCTTTGACGGGGTTGTGTTTGATGGTGCCAAGCTGGGCGAGACATTGGATACAATCGCGAAATCCATGATCAACACGACCTATTCCGCAGCCATAAAACCAATCACCAATCATTTTGGCGGGTTGCTGGCGCAGGGTGTCGGGTCCGTGGTGGAGGGTGTCTTTCCATTTGCAAACGGTGCCGGATTTGCGCAGGGCCGTGTGATGCCTTTTGCCAGTGGCGGCATTGTGTCGGGCCCTGTGACCTTTCCGATGCGCGGTGGCGTCGGGCTGATGGGCGAGGCGGGGCCGGAAGCGATTATGCCGCTTGCACGCGGTACGGACGGAAAACTGGGCGTGCGCAGCGGCGGGCAGGGC